GTTGATGGAATTCTCGCAAGTTGAAGGCCAGTCGATGATTTCTAACAACGACCAAACCGACACGCCCAACACATACGGCGGCACAAACGGTTTGCGCGGTTTGAATCAATACCCCGGCGCTAACGGCTCTTATACTGGCGGCACGATTTCTGTCGGCGCTTTCGGTTCAAGCGGTACTGGTTCAAGTTCCGGTTTGCACAGCATTGCTACATACGACCAATTGACCACCAACGGTGCAACGCTTGGCGCTGCTAACGTGACGTATCAAGACGTTATCAATTTCGTATATGCCTTGCCGCAACAATACTGGAACCCATCGACCAAGTTCTTGGTTTCGCCTTTGATGTTGTCTCAAATCCGCGGTTTGAAAGACAGCAACGGCACACCAATCTTTGAACGTATGTCGCCTTTGGTTTATGACGGTATCGTCGGCCAACTGTTGGGCTTTGACGTGGTGGTGAACAAGTATGTCGATTCTCCTGATTCGTCTACCAGCACCCCCGGCACTACCAGCTTGTATCCCATGTATTTTGGCGATTGGCAACGTGGTCATACCATCGTGGACCGTCTGAGCATGGTTTTGCGTCGTTATGACCAAACCTTGCCAGGCTACATCACGTTCTTCGGTGAAAAGCGTCTTTGCACTAGCGTGGTGGACCCCTTGTCCATCATCCGCTATCGTTCAACCGCGACTGCGACCTGATAAAACGGTGGGGCTTAATGCCCCACTTTTTTAACAACTTTTTTTTGGGATTAACATGACCGCCAAACAACATATTCTCGAAGCTATCCGCAAATCCTTGAAAAAGGAAGAACGGGTAACGGTAAACCTTAACGAAGCGTCTGGCATTACCGGGTCGGGTTCTGGTGTCGGCGGTCGTGTTATCTATGACGATGCTTTTGCCGCCTTACGCTATGCAAACCCTTTGCGAACTGCTGGTGTTCGTGAAATTACTACTATTGGTTCAGACCAAGCGTTTGTGGTTAAAACTGGTAACGTAACCAACCCAACCAACCCTTGGGGTTATACCTTCACGCCCAACGTTGGCACACCTAACACCGCCACATCGTTCTGGCAATTGCCCGTCCAAGTGGTCGCGGCTCAAGTTCCCGTCCGCACCGCCGTTCTGAGCGACGTGAACTATTTGAACGAAACATTGCTGACCGACATCGGTTTGGAATTCGCGCAACAAGAATCCTATTCCCAATGGTTGAACAACGACCAATCCGGAACCACCACGACCACATACGGCGGCACTTTGGGCTTGCGTGGCTTGAACTATTATCCCGGCTCGACAAGCGCCGCATCGTTTGGAACAAACGGTTCTGGCCCTACCAACGGCATTCACACCATGTTGCAAGTGGCATCGACCACCAGCGGCACTTTGGTTTATAACGACATGGCCGCCGCCAACGCCGCCTTGCCGCCACAATATTACAACCTGCCAACCACGGCATGGGTAATGCACCCCAACACCATCGCATTCTTGCGTGAACTGAAAGATGGTCAAGGGATGCCGCAATTCTTGGAATTGGGCGCAAAAGACGGTTTTGCCGTGGGCAACATTTTCGGCCACGCCGTGATTGCCAACCCTTACATGGACCAAATCGGTTCGGGCAAGTTCCCCATCTATTTGGCCGCATGGGAAAATTTCTACACCATTGCGGACCATGAAGAAATGTCTTTCCAATGGTTCGAGCAAACCGCGCCCGGTTACCTGACCCTGTTCGCAGAAAAGCGCCTTTGCAGCACCATCCGCGACGTTTTCGCTGGCGTTCGTATCGCAACCTAAGAGGCGGTTATGCCATTAGACAGCTACACCAACGGCCCATATTTAGGCACATCCCGCAACCCGTTCAGCTATGAAAAAGTTGAACAAATTTCGCGGGATACATCCACCGAATGGTTGACGCTGACCCAAATCACCGACCAATTAAATTTGTTTGGTGATACGTCCCAAGATACTTATTTGCAAGGTCTTGAATTAGCCACGCGCATGGCGATTGAAGATTTCTTGGGCATGGCAATCTTTGCTACCCGGTATCGGTGCTATTACGGCGCATTGAATGGGATGTCGGGAACGCAAGTCAATCTGGATTTGCCCGAAGTCACTCAAACCACCGTTAGCGGCGTTGTTGGCGTCACAATCAATTCGGTTGGCTATTGGGATTCAAGCACCCCGCCGGTTTTCACGCTGGTGGATTCATCGACTTATTTTTACGATGCCACGGGCAACAAAGTTGTTGTCAACAGCATCCCGAACGAAGTCAATCAAAACATTTCAAACCCCATCGTGGTGGATTACACGCAAGCGGCCAACCCGCTGGCGGCTTACCCTGTAATTCAACAAGCTGGTTTGTTATTGCTGACGCATTTATACAACAACCGTTCAAACACGACCCTGACCAAACTGAATGAAATTCCGTATGGCGTGGCCGCATTGTTGCGACCTTACAAACCGCTGGTGATGTAATGGCACTTACCCGGTACGAAAACATCAAAGTGAATACGGTCACCGCTGGCATTGATTCCATCGGCCAGCAAACCACGACTATCACGTTGGCTTTTCAAACCCGCGCCTTGGTGCAAGATGTCCGCGATTCTATGGTCGCAACAAAGGACGACCGCGCCTATACAAAACAAGTTCGGTTTGTGGTGAACTACACGCCAAACACGCAAAACGTTTCCATCAATCAGTATCAATACTCTATCAATTGGCGTAATAAGGATTACAAATTGTTGGATGTTTTGGAAGCCAACGACCGCATGACGATGACGTTTGTTTGTTATCGTAACGACCCGATTACCAGCGTATGACCACCCAACAAAACGTCCTTACATACGCGCAAGCCATCCAAAACCAATTGGTGGCCGTGGTGTCACCCGTTCCAGTTTATGCCAACTTCAACCGCAACTTTGCCGAGCAAAGCCAATTTTGCGTTTGGCAATTGCGAAACGTTCACCAACCTGTTTACACGGGCCAAGACCAAACGAACAAAGGTATTGATACGCCCGTGTTTCAAGTGAATGTTTTTGCTTCAGACATGAATAACTGTTTCAATATGACCAATCAAATCTTGCAAGCCCTGCATGGTTATTCGGGACAGTTTGGCGTCAAAACTGGTTTTGCTGGAATTTATGTTGCCAAGATTGACGTGACGATGTTATACAATACATACGACGATTCGGTAAAATTGAATCAAATTGTGCTGGATTGCCGCATGGACATCCCTTGCTGATAAGACAAGACTTTTTTAACTTTTAATTGAGGTTTACAAATGGCTATTCCAAGTAAAGTTCTTGCTGGTTTTCAAGCGTCCTTGTGGTGTCAAACTGGCGCAAATCCAACCCCGTTGACCAATACTTATTTGGCAACTTGGACCGCTGAAGTTCAAAACATTGTCGGCACTTCCGCTGGCGGTTCTGGTTCATCGGGTCAACAATTGAACGTGGAAGAAATCCCCGCATTCGGCCAAGACGATGCAAGCGCAAACTTTGCGGTCGCTGGTTCGCGTCAATCGGACATCATCCCCACTCAATCGAAGCCCACATCTTTGACCATTACCGCGCCTTGGAACCCTTCCGACGCTGGTTTGGCAATCATCCAAGCTGATGCTTACAACGGCACAATTGACCGCACTTTCGTGATTGCTGCATACGATGGCACAAACGTCATTGCATACGCTTTCAACGGTCGCGTTTCTGAGTTCCGCATTGAATCGATGCCCAAGGCTGAGGCAAAGTGCATTTTCAGCATCCACCCCCGTGGCAACCAATACGGCTGGTCACACAATACTTGATAACATGACGACAATACAAAATAACAAAGACCTGTTGCATTTTCTGATTGACCAAGCTGGTTCTGGCAAAAAAGACTGGTTTGGTTTTTCAGAACAAAAGATTACGGGAATTGACCTATGCTATGAACTGGCGCAACGTCACGCGCCAGAAATGACCCCCGAAGCGGTGGTGGATTATGTTGTTCGGCTGAACAATACAATCTTCCATCGCATCATCATGGGCAAAAACAATGGCTGATTACGTTCAGCAAAACAAGGGATTCAAGGTCCAATGGACGGGCTTTCAAGAATTCCAAGACTTGCTGGACGAAATCCAAACTGACTACGGGCCAAAAGACGCCAAGAACATTTTGCGGAATGCTTGCCGCGCTGCCATGACTACGGTTTTGCAAGCCGCACGTTCTAATTTGGAACGTAACATTGACACCGGACAATTGATTCGTTCGTTACAAATTGAAGCGCGAAAACCCAATTCAAAGGACAAGCGTTCATCGTATACGTCGCCAACCATGATTATGATTTCACGGGTAACTGTTGCCCCCGGCACAAAGTTTATTCCCGATGGTGACGGTAAAAAAACCAAGTTTACGACCAAGACATTCAAAAATGTTAAAACGGGCGAAAAACAAAATATGCACAGCGACGCTCGAGCGTACGCCATCGAATTTGGAACGGCGCGTTGGTTAAAAGGCGAAGGAATGCCCTATATGCGGCCAGCGCTTGAAAACAATGCCGCCACGGTAACGAATAACCTTGGCTATTATTTGGGTACAGCTTTAGAAAAATATCGTTCCAAAAATATGAAAGTTCCTAAAACATGACAAAATTATCTTCCGCATTTGGCAGCAACTTTGACAAAGATTCGTTACGGGTCCGGTCGTTTGTTTTAAATGGACACACCTTTAAAGTGAAAGTCCCTTTGACTGCGGAAACCGACGCAATGTTTGAACGCGCCAAAATTATTGACGAAGCAAAGGTGGAAAAATACTATGCTGACCTTTCAAACGATTTTGTTGAAAATAAAGAACGCTTTGCCAATGATTCGGATGTTACTTACGAAAGTGATGACATTTTTATCAAAGGGACGTCCTTAAAATCGACCGCCAGAAATAAAGTTCAGACTGAAAACCGCATCACCGAAATGGTGCGTTTGCTTGTTCCCGAAAACAAAGATTTCGATATGTCCACCGTGACGTATGAGGAAATTGACGAACTATTCCCTTTTTCGGTGCAACTTGAATTGCTGGAAGAAATCAACAAAGCAATTGCCCCCGGATACGCCAACACGCGGGGAAAATAGTTGGGTCGGTCCGGCGTCAAGTAAAAGCCTATTTGACCGCACACGGAACCGACCCTGACACGGTAGACGAATCAACGTTCAATGACATTTGCGTCATGTATGCCGATGGTTTAATTGGCAACCAAGGCGTTTTGGAAGTCCTTGGCGCATTGACCGCTGGACAATTCAACAAGATGTTGTCAAAAGGGTCGTCACCGTATAAGCTGGCAGATATAATCGGCAAGGCTTATGACTACATCTACCCGCCATTAGACCCGGAAACCAAGAAATCATTGGTTTCTGAAAAGCTGATTGCGTTTGCGCTGATGAGTCCGAATGCCCCGGTCCATCTTTTTGAGGGTAAATAAATGGCAAACGTTGTTGCAGGTCTTGGCGCACAATTGGGGCTTGACACCACCGAATTCCAAAAAGGCATTTCGGAAGCCAAACAATCAACGATGGAGTTAAAAGAGAGTCTCATTAAGATTCTCGAAGTTACTGCCTTTGCGGAACTGACCAAACAAGCGATGGAGTATGCCAACACCATCGTGACGACTGCCAAAGCCAACGATGTTGCGGTTGCATCCGTTCTTGAACTATCCAAAGCACTTGAAGAAAACGGCGGCGACGCTGAAAACACCGGAAAAATTTATTCTGGATTCAGTCAAAAAATAGAAGCTGCGGCCCAAGGCAATGCCAAAGCCCAAGAATCATTTGCCCGTCTTGGGGTTTCGCTGAATGATTTGGCGCATTTATCCACCCAAGATTTGTTTGAAAAGACCATCAACGGTTTGGCAAAAATGAAAGATGCCGCCGAACGCAATGGCTTGGCAATGCAAACCCTTGGCAAAGGCATCAAAGGCGTGGACATCAATGGATTGGCTCATGACCTTGAAGAAGGCAAAGGGTCAATGGATAAGTATTCGGAAGCAGTGGAAAAGGCGCACGAACTTTCTTTGAAGTTGGACGCCGCCAGCAAACAATTTACTTTGAGTTTTACCAATGCGGTCATTCCGCAATTGCTGGAACTTTATGAGGTCTTACACAAAGACGGAACCGCGTTGCAATTCTTTTTTGATTTGCTTTCTGCTGGCGCTGACATTGTGGCCGTGTTGGTAAAAGGTTTTGTCACTTCCATCATGACCGTGGTGGATATGGCTAAATTTCTTGGGTCGGCCATCAAAGACGCTTTCACGCTGAATTTCAAAGAAATTGCCACCGATTTTACGGCGATGACGGACAGCATTAAAAAGCGGCTGCAAGAAGATGTTGACTTTCAAAACAAGATTTTTCACATTGGCGCAGAAAATCAGAAAAAACCCGAAGCCAAGCCCGTTGACGCGGTTAATCGAAACATCATTGCTTCAAATCAAAAACAAATTGATTCTGCCAAAGAACTAGCGGCTTTATATCAAAAGCAAGCTGACACCAGTTTGTTGATTCTGACCACCAAGCTGCAAGACAACAATGCCACCAAGAATCAAAAAGAAATGGCCGATGAGTTGATGAAGGTGGTCGAAGCTCGAAACAAAGCCTTAAACGACATTGACAAGCGCGAATCAGGCGTGGACAAAACCACCGAAAGCGGCAAAGCATTGTTAAAAGTTTTAGAAGAACAACGCGCCAAAATCCAAGATGTGTATTCGGTGATGATTGCTAAAAGCCAAGAAGCCGTTGAAGCCAATCAAAAGCTGCAAGAAAGTTTTATGTTTGGTTGGGACAAAGCATTTGCCCAATACAAAGAAAACGCCGACACCATGGCAAATGTGGGCAAACGCGCCTTTGACGATGTTTCATCGGCATTGGAAAAGTTTGTCACCACAGGCAAATTGAACTTCAGGTCTTTAGCGCAAAGCATCATCCAAGACATTATCAAAATTCGGATTGAAGCACAAATCAGCAAAATGATTAGTGGCTTTAGTTTTTCCAGCTTGTTTAGCGGTGGCAGCGTCAACATGGGAACGGCCACAGGCGCGGACCTTGGCGCGGCATTTGCAGACGGTGGCGACCCACCCGTTGGCAAGGCATCATTGGTCGGCGAGCAAGGCCCGGAATTGTTTATCCCCAAAACATCGGGAACAATTATCCCCAACAACAAATTGGGCGGCTTGGGCGGTGCAACCACCAACAACGTGACGAACAACTACATTCAAGCCATTGACACCCAATCGTTTGAACAACGGCTATATGGTAGTTCACAGGCGATTTGGGCGGCTAACCAATACGCCACCAAGAACTTGGCAACCAACCGCGCAAGGACATAAAAATGGCTTTCCAGCAAATCTTTGAAATTCAACAAAAGATGACGGTGAACAATCGCCGCATGGTTGGTCAACAAGTCACTCGCGCTGGTTACATGACCACGGCGCAATACTTGACCGCGGTTCCGTGGCAGTTTACGGTTGTTCCGCACAATTTTCTGTATTACCCCAAAGTCCGAAACATCATCCAAGGCATTGACAACTTAGACCGCCAATTGCCCGAAACCATCATATTCAATTCGTCCTTGTTGTCATGGTTTACGGCGTATTTGGGCGACTTGAACTTGTCGGACGCGCAAGCCCTGACCCTTGCATCGGTTCCGGCTGCTAATAGCCAAACCATCACCGTGGGCAATCTGCCAAGCGTGGCGTCAACGGCGGCGGTTTTCCGCGCTGGTGATTTCTTGCAATTGGGTTCTTATTCCTACAAAGTCACCGCGGACGTTCTGCGTGGTTCTGGCAGCACCGTCAGCGTAAACTTGAATCGCCCCGTGATTGGTACGGTCACGACCGGAACTTTGACCGCGGTCGCAAATAATTGCACCTTCACCGTAGTGGCCGAGCAATGCCCGACCTATACTTTGAACCCAATGACAAACGGCGCTTTTGTCGAATGGTCCGGCCCGTTTGTGTTCCGTGAATATGTAACAGGATAAAAAAATGACAACAACAATCGCCGCGCTTAGTTCAAACGCCATTCGATATGTTGAATTTGTAAAGCTGTCAAATTCCAGTTTCACCGATACTTTTTGCAATGCACCTGACAACATAACCGTTGGCGGCGTGACATACGCTGGCATGGGTTCGTATATGGGCGTTTCCGAAATTCAATCGGACATGAAGGCCACCAGCACCGACGTCAAACTGACCATAACAGGGCTTAATCCTTCCAATATTGCGTTGATTCTTGGCTCAAATATCAAAGGTTCAACCCTGACAATTTGGCGCGGATTCACCGATTCAGACAATCAGCTTTTGACCATTGGTGGCATCTTGCAGTTTTTTCAACGTT